AGCGATGAAGGAATACGCCTTTGTGGCCATCCTCGACCCAACTAACATTCCAGAGGCACAAGTCTGGTCAGTTGGGCTTGGTGTGGGCTATGGTTGGGGGTTGGCTATTACCCTGGCTAAAGGTATAGTCCTAGGGCCACCAATACTTGCTCTCATAGACCCGCAACATCGATGGGCAGGAGGTCTTGATGAGGCACCACTTTACCAAAGCATTGAATCGGACATCAAGTTCGGGGTTGAACTAGGATGGGCAGCTTCACCAGCCAATCCGTCGAACTGGTAATCAATCAGTCCGGTCTAACACGTACAACAGTCCGTACCGTTCCCACACAGCAAGCATATCGTTCTGGTATCGCAGATATCGAACTCGAGTCCGATAACCCCCCCCTCTTCAGACCACATGATAACTAGGGTATGGTCCTCGAAGTCATCCTCTTCGAGGAGAGCTCGATCTAACTCGATGAAGTCAGTGAACCAGTTGGTCATTTACCCAACACATCCTCGAAAATCTTCTGCATCTTGTCTCTTTCTTTCTCCCACGCGCCAGTTGTTCCTCTCTTCCAATCCTTAATGATGTACGCAGCAGCGGCAGAACGGTTGTTACCATGTTGTTTCTTTATCTTGTCCAGAATCACTACCACCTCATGAGGGAGAGTCATGCAAACACTTGTCACGTAGGTGCCAGATTCCTGCTTTTTACGGGTCATGTGGCTTGGGAAGGAGTCTCTCGTAATAATATGATGGGAGGATGAATGGGGCATAAGTTGAAGGAGAGAGGCCCCTATTCCGCTACGCTTGCGGTGCTGCGTGGACCCTTAGCAGCAGGGTTGGGCTAGGCAGCAAGCGTGGGTCACGTAAGGGGATTAACCTACTTGCATGCTTGTAAGGTTTATTAGCGAGATTGTTACACGGGGCGACATGGCAACCAGCAAGACAGGCAGTTTTTGGCTGACAGAGACGATACAGCAACCAGCAGCACACGCAGCAGATACCCCCCTGACTGCAACTATTGATTTGGGAGCTTATGTCGATGTCGGTGACCAACAGGCGATTGCAGTCGAGCAGGTCGATTTCATTTGGCAGAGAGCAGACCCAGTAACCGGAATCATCGATGTGCAACTAGCAGATGCTCTAGCCGTCGATGGTGGCTGCGGAGTTCAGGTTTGCGATCTCAACCCGGGTTCAACCTCTCTGCTTCGAGCAGATGACAATTCACTAATTGCCAGTGGAGCCCTTCAGACTGATACTGCTGGCATCGTTAGCCAAGTGGACTTCTTCCCTGATACCTTTGGGAAGCTAGACCAATCAAGGATGGTAGTCAATGACCAACTCTACATCATCACCTCGAACTCGCAGGTCGTATCAGCATCACTCCTATATGTTACTGTGAGAATCAAGGCACGAATAGTCAAACTCTCCACCAAGGACTGGATGAGCATAGCGATTCAATCAACGGCGGCAGACAACTGAGGGCTTCCAATGGAAGCTCTAACCGATTCGGCAGCCGTGGCTCTTTGCGGATTAGCGCAGAAGGCGCTCGAAGAGAAGGGAGTAGATCCACTGCTCGCAGCCGCATTTGCTGAGCGAGCATGTCGCCCCTTGGTGCGTCGTGGTGTTCGAACAGCAGGACGAGCAGTTCGAACAGTAGGAGGCAAAGTCAAGCGCAAGGCTTCAGCATACAACAAGAAGTACGCTAAGGCCTACAAGGCACTCAAGAAGAAGCACCCTCGAACACCCTTCGCCGCCCTCGCCAAGAAGGCTCATGCAAAAGCAAAGAGGATGAAGTAAAATGCCAAAAGATGTGACTCCCAATCAACTCTACAAGCAAGTAGGCGATACGCTGTTAGTTTGGGCAGACACTCCGGGAACCAGTACAGCTACAAATGGTTGGGAAACGATTCAAGACCTACCCAGCGGACTAGTCTATTGGGTTAAGCGAACTTACATTGACCTTGCGGGTTGGACTAGAGAAGAGTTAACCACCTTCGTTCAAGGAGTCGACATTCAAAAACAAGCGCTTCCTTTGATGCAGGCTGGTGGTGGCGCTCAGGGTTTGAATGAATATGACATCGTCTCCACCCGTCGTCTCACTGACGATGAATGTCAACTATACCTAAATGGTCCCGGCTTTTTACCAAGTACTGTAGATTTGATGCAAGTTATTTATGGTGAGTTTACCCAACTGGCAATCAACACTACTGTGCCCGGCACTTTCATTCGGACTAATGGTGGGTCATTTGGATCGGGCGTACCAACTGCGACAGACAAACTTCATTGGACTAGAATCTATTATGCACATGTTCCACTAGCAGGAGACAGATTTCTGATTCACCCTACTAACCTCGTTATCCAAGCAGTATCAGCCAAAGAGAAGGATTTGGTCTGGATGGAGCGTCTTCGAAGGTCATACGTTCTTGAAGGTCATCCTTGATGGCTCGTAAGAAGAAACTTGAGGATGACGCTTGGCTTTGGATGAGCCAAAGCTTCCTACCCGGAGCGTCGCCAATTCTAGGGTTCACCCACTGGCAACGAATGTTGCTCGGGAAATTCAGTGACCAATCGGATTATCCAACTGGAGGCTACATCAAGCGTGGCGAGCATCCTCATGAAGGATTCTGGCGAGCGATGAAGGAATACGCCTTTGTGGCCATCCTCGACCCAACTAACATTCCAGAGGCACAAGTCTGGTCAGTTGGGCTTGGTGTGGGCTATGGTTGGGGGTTGGCTATTACCCTGGCTAAAGGTATAGTCCTAGGGCCACCAAT